GAACCGTAAAAAACTTTAACCCAATTACATGTTCCTAAAACGCTATCAAATTTAACATAGAAAGCTTTTACCCCTGATGAACTAGGAGTTACTCCTGTTGTTGTTGCAGTTCCTTCAAAAGCGGTTGTACCGTTTGTTAATGCTGCTCCGCCATCTGTTTTTACGTCTGCAACACCTACGTATTTAATTGCTTTAGCATCGGTAAATGTACTTTGATATGTACCGCCTTGATTTCCAGTATTTTGTTCTGTTTGAAAATTAGTATACGTTTTACCACCTGCTGAATCTATTACTTCTTGTTGCGGTTCTAACGAATTTTTAATTATTAATTTATTTGCCATGCTTCCTCCTAAAAGCTAGATTGCTTCACGTGTCTGATTACACTAATTCTTCCACGATTAGCAAACATTTTTCCTTCTTTAATTCCTTTTTCAAATTTTTGTTCAAAGTATGGTGCCATTTGTATCATTTCTGGTTTTTGTTCATACCCTAACTGTACTACTCTATCTACTAAATACTGATGAAATTGCAATGGTATTTCACTTTGTTCTGTCATAGCAGTATTATTGTCTAACGTATTAAAATGAGTAGCTTTTTTATAATAAAACAAAGTAACAGTTAATGCACTTGTTAAACTCGTATATGCATTTTTTCCCGTTCTTGTAGAATCATATTCTGATAAACCAATAGAATCTCTTTCTATCCAATATACTTTGTGCTTAGTAATAGTATTTTCTGTATTATGCGCCATTATGTTAAATCCCTATATTGAGGTCTACCCATTAATCTTTTTATCGTTACATGGTTTCCGTCTTCATCTTCTAGATCTACAGATTTAATTTCTAGTATAGTATCTTTTAATCCATAATAACGTTTGTTAGCTTCAGTTGTAAATTGTGTAGCTTCATCTAATATTAAGGTTCTAGAACAAAATTCATCTGATGCCTGGTTTAATAAATGTATAATTTCATTAACTCCTAAATCTGGATGATGTTTTTTAACTTGGTCTATCATTTGCTGCAACTTCACTTTGCACTCCTCTCGTTAATAAATATGGTGATAGAAAATCTATAAAATCATTTTTAGTTATTTGATATTGTTGAGCAATCCAATTATAATCTTGTACAACTTCTTGCAATTCACTTTGATATTTTTGTACTTCTTCTGTTACTTGTGTAGCATAAGATTGTATTTCAGAATTATATTTAGATATTTTAGCAGCATTATTTTGTATTGCTGTTTCCATATCTTTAATAGCATTCTGTATTAATCGTTGTGATTTCTCTGCTTGATTTTGTAAAGCTACATTGGTTGCTAACTGAGCAGTAGCTTGTGCTGCACTTAAATCATTTTGTGCTTCTACTATTAATGCTTGTAGATCTCTTTGCGTTTTATCTAGTTCTGCTTGTATGTTAGACTGATAACTTACAGCATCTGATTGAAAATTGTTTAATTCATCTTGCATTTGTACACCAAACTGTGAAAGTTCTGTACTTCTTAATAGCTGAGCTTTTTGTATTTCTCTAGCAATATTAGACTGATGTTCTGATATTGTAGTATTTACTTCTGCCTGATATTTATTAATTAACGCATTAAATTCTGCTATTTTAAATTCATTGTCTTTAATTGCTGCAGACATATCATTTATAGCATTTTGTATTAAACGTTGTGACTTCTCAGCAAACTCTCTATCTTTTTTAGTAGATGCTATTTGTGCGTCTGCTTGTGCTTCAGCTAAATCTAATTGTGCTGTTTGAACACTAACTTGTAAATCACGTTGTACTTTATCTAAAGACATTTGATTATCAGCTCTAAATTTTTCTACACTACTATTAAACTCTACTGAATTATTTTGTATATCAGCTTGATAGTCTTGTAATTTTTGTTGTTCTTTTCTTAAAGCAGCACTTGCTAATTCTATATCTTCAGTTCCTAAATATGCGTCTACTCCTATATTAGCTGTTGTAAAATCTACGCTATTAGTAGGCGTATTATAAACTGGAGTTGGTGCTACATCTGCTTTATCACCTGAAGTAATTGCAGTGCTAAATCCAACACTTGTAGTTGATATAGTACCTACATCGCTATTAGAAGGCCCAGAATAGGTCACTATGGACAAACCAATGTTAGAGCTAGGTATTGATATGCCTGTCAAATCTAAAGCCGATATATTGCCAATTGTTGATAATGCATAACTTTGCAACTTATCATAGTTTGGCGCAGCTCCTAAGCTTATTTTGCTAGAAGCAGTTACGTTTGTAGCATTAGAAACTGTACTTGCTGTTGCTCCCCCGCCTACATCTGCATTTCCAGGTCCATTGTAAATAATTGAATCTAAAGATGGAGAGCTTGGAGGAACTACATCTTGCATAGACAATCCAACTAATGTTGCATTCTTCAAACTTAAAAATTTTCTTAGTACTTCACCTGCAGCATATAAGATTACACCTCTATTTAGCTCAGGTGGAAAATTATCTACATCGCTTTCACTTAGTGCTGTATTAGTTTCAGGCGTAATATGTTTTACCTTAGCAGTTTGATTTGCTGTAGGTTCAGGCAATACGCTTAATATGTTATTAGCTACATAATATTTAGGATCTAACTTTGTAGTATAGTAAATACTATTTACATCTTCATACTGACCTGCAAGTTCTTCTGGTATTTCCATACAAGATCTTGCCTGCCCATTTGTATCTGCATCAAGTCTTGTTACACTTGCAATATGTAAAACATTAGTCATAACTAACTGAGGAGAAACATTGTTTAAGCTTGCATCCTGAGTTAATCTCATTTTCATTTCAGGATTTTTCATTACAAACTTAGTAACTTGTTTTACGCCTTCTCTTAAATACTGAGTAGCTTCAGTAGTAATACTACTAATACTACCAGTTATAGCTTCTATGTCAGTTTGAAAACTCATTGTTATTTACCTCTTCTCTTTTTAATAACATCCCATGCGCTATGCATACCAGTTTCATTGTACAATCTTTGTCTTGTACCTGCTTTCTTACTTGCATCTAAAATAGTAGAATAATTTTGTAAATCATTCAATTTAGGTTTAGTCATCTTTCTTAAAGCCATAAGCTGTTTAGCTGCTCTTGTTGCTACGCCCATTATTTTTTAGCCCTTCTTGTCTTAATTCTATTATAAGTATTTTGAATACCCATTCCAACAACAGTAGCTCCTAGTATAGCAGGATTAGCTTTAGCTAATTTCATTCCTTTACCAAAAGCATTAATTGCTCCACCAACGGCAGCTTGTCCAGTTGCTTTTGCACCCATACGTTTTGCAGCAGATGCAGCAGCTCCAGCTCTATCAATAAATTTAGTTGCTCCTGCTTGTGCATATCCTAACTGTTTAGTCATATCTGCTTTTACTTTTTTACCATTAAATTTAAAATTCATAATTACCTCTCTGTTAAGTGAGGGGGAATATTTCATCCCCCTCGTTATTATTATGCTACAAATTGTAACACAGTGTGTGTTTCTGGTAATGAAATTTCAAGACCTGCTTCTGTAAGAATCATGTCTTTTCTTCCATCAACACCATCGCCTTGGATGTTAGTGATAATTTGAGTATCTCTTGATACGCCATTACCTTCTAACGGTCTGTAAGCAACGTTGTTCAGATCAATCATAATAGCAGTGTTTTCATGCTGATTTCTGAATAGTGGTTCCATAACTAAGTTAATTCCACCGTAAATAGTAGAAATTCTAGTTACATTCATACCAAATTCATTCTGTACATTCTGAATATCAAATCCAGAACCACCAGCATAAACTCTTTGACTGTCTACTTGTTGAGCCATCATATTACCTAAGAATGAGTTACCTCCTAATTTATTAAAGAAGGACATAACTTTTCTTGAACACAGAACAAGTTTCTCTCCACTGTTTCCAGATTCTGGTGAGAATACATCTTCCATTGCATCTACGAATGAATCGTAAGTTGCTGAACCGTATGAAAAAGTTTTCACTTTTCCGTATGCTTCTGTATATGGTAAGATACCCCATGTTCTACGTAATGGTCCACTTGCTGTGCTATCGTCAGTACCCATACCGAATAAGAAAGCGTGTTCAAGATCCATCTTATGTTCCATAAGTTTTTCTTGATAAACTCTCATATATTCGTTTGCTACTCCACGATAACGTGTAGCTAACGCTGTACCTGAGAATAATGGAACAAGAGTCTTAAAGATTTGAGTATAACCCTCTCTTGAATAGAACTCATCTTTCCATCCTTCTAAAGTGTCACCATCGTGACCCTCAGCGTATGCTGAGCCAACTACTTGACCTTTAACGTTATCATCTAAACGTAAGTGATCGTCTGCTCCAGGAGCTACTAAGCCCTTAGTTGCAGCATCTGCTCCATTAGCAGAATGTGTTGGTTTTAATATTGCTTTGATGAATGTACCTGAAATTACTGAATAATCAGCACTTGCGTTATCTACAGCTGTCACCCTGAAATATGCAATAACTGGTTTATCAGAACCATCAACTCCGTCTTCATCCCATTCGCCTTCTATAGCGATTATTTGACCTACAATTAAAAATTCAGGTCTTACACTTGTATCAACTTCTCTACCAAACTGGTCATAAGGTGCATCCAGTCTTAAACCAGTTACAGCCCAGTTTCCTGAACTATAATTAGTTATATCTTTAGCCTGAGCACATTGGAAGTTACGTCTTTGATACTGATGTCTTTGTTCTAAGAACTTAAACACAGGATCGTCTGTAGCTTTCTTACCGACTCTAGCCAGATATGTTAGAAAAGGTGATGTTTGCGGTGCTAATTCAGCAACTCTTTCTCCAAAATTAAAGATTCTTCTTGAATCATTAATAGAGCTAGCGCTTCCGTTTGCACCATCTAAAGTCACACCAGGTGTGATACTATATTGATTAGCCATCTTGCCTCTCTCCTTTTAGGTTTTTAACTAAAATGGATTCTTTTTCTTGAAACTTCCAATCATGGAATCCATCATTTGATCTTCTATTTTTCTAGATGACTGCACGTTAGCACTCGGCTGTGTCGTAATAGGTTTAGGGATTGCCAATTTTTCTTTGCGTTGTCTCATCACTTCTAATTGTAAATCTGCTGTAGATGGACTCATTACAGGTTGTGCCTGTTGTTGGTCACCTCTATGCAGTTTTACTAAATTGTCTAAGGACAATGACTCTGGTGAAGACATTTTTACAATAAAATCATTAGCTTCTTCGGGTGTATAACTATACTTAGTTTGCAAATCATTAATCAACTTAGCTTGACTTGCTGCTTGTGCAGCTTGTTGCTTTTGTTGGTTTGCTAACTGTTGTTGGTTAGATACCTGAAATTCATTGTATTCAGTTATTTCTTCTAAATACTGGTCCCTTGCTGCAACATACTTCGCAGACTTGCTATTTGGATCAGTTAGTGCTTCGGAAGAATCAAAATCGTTTGGTCTAGCAGGTTTAACAGGTTTTTGTACTGTTTCCTGAGTAGGCTCTGGTTGTGTTTCTACTGGAGCAGCAGATTGTACAGGTGGTGCTAATTGCTCCACTTTATCCATTCTTGCTTTTAACTCTTGTAGTTCTACATCCTTTTTATCAGCTTGGCTTTGCCAATACTGAAATTGATTAGGATCTTCCTTAGGATTCACGTCTACGGGTCCTTCTGATAGGTTACCTTCATCTTGCTTTGGCTCAATAGGTGCAACGTATTTACTCACTTCTTGTTCACCAAATATCTCGTTAAAGATATTATCATCTTCAGCAGATGCAGGGGCAGTTCCCTGATTTGCTAATAGTGGATCTGTATTCGTTATCTCTTCATTATTCATAGTATGTTTTACCTTTCTCTAACTCTCAATCTCTTCAAGTGCCTCAATTGCAGCAGAAGGTGAATCTTGTTCTTCTTCTTGCATTTGTTCTTTAGATACTTGTTTAACTGAGTTCATCAGATTTTTTTCACTATCCGCTATCCTTGACTTATACATCTCGGTAGCAGCTTCAGCACGATTAGATATCTTATCTAAATCGCCACTAAATTTTTCTACTTCTAAACGTTTCTTAGCATGTAGCTCTTCACGCATAGCAGTTTGTAGGTCGCCTTTGACCTTCTTCAATTCTTCTTGTGTCATCTGTAGTTGTTGTGCTAGTTGTTTCATTTGTCCTGAACGTTCTAGTACACCATCTATATCTATAATTTCTGATTTCTTTAATACTTCTGCTTGGTCTATTAAACCCATTTGGAACATTTGCATATAAGTATTTAATAGTGCCATTCTGTTTGTAGGTAATGTAGAACCAGCAACTACTTTAACATCGTATCTGCCTATAGCTACATCGTGAAACATTTTAACATCTCCCGTTTCAGTTTCTTTGAAAAAATTAAATCTTTCTTCTTTTTCTGTACCATTAGGTTGTACTAGTCGGACAACTTTTTCTTCTGTATACATTTGTTGCATTAGTGGTACTGCAATTTTACCTACTTGATTTAAAAAGTTTTCTACATCATCTCTTCTAGATTTAATACGTCTTTGACCAAATTCGTCTACAACTAACGTTCCTCTATAAGTAGAAGGAGCATTCATTCCGCTTCCTTGCATTAATTCAAAAATACCAAATCCGTACTCTAAGTCATACTTAGCATCAGCTTCATTTTTATATAGCTCGTTTGGAAGTGGTACGGGACCAGCCACGATAGGTGCACCAAGTTCAGCATCAAACTCAATAACGCTAGTCCCCGCTTTGCTCCACTCCTCCTCTATTTGTCGAAGGTCTGCTGAACCACGAGGAATCAATAATTTAACATTTGTACTTGTACTTGCATGAGCAATAATTAAAGAACGAATTTTGTTAATATATTCTTGTAATGGTCTGTATAATCTTACGTCAGACTCAGGATAAGGATTTCTATGGTGTATATTCATTATCGGTATAATAGGGTAATCTTCAATTGGTAATAATCTAGTATACATTAAATTATTTCCTACTGTTACACATTGTTTAACGCAACATTTATCAATAACTATAGATTCTATTTTTTCCATACCTATTAATTCTTCTGCAGTAATAGGTATAATAGAAGTAGTACTTCCTGGTATTCCATCTTTATCTTCTGGTCCTGCAACTTTTTTAGGTTCTTGTGGTATAATATTTCCCTGATCGTCAAATTCTGGTTCAGGTAAAGTAAAATGAAATACTTGTCCTATTGTTTGTAATATGTTATAAAGTTCATCCATTGCAACTTCATCAAAAATAATAATTTCTTCACCTGTAATTTTAGATAGTTTTATATATCTTCTTTTTAAATATTCTTCATATTCATCTTTATTAAATAATAATTCTTTTCTAGAAAAAGTTTCATATACATTATAGTATTGATGCATTTCTTTTGTATATTTCTCAATATACTTTCTTTTGCTGTGATAAGTAGTTGTTTCGTCTGTGCTAAATATTTGACCTTCTGTAGCAGATAAATCTGTTTCAGGATAATCTTCATCGCCATCTACAGCACTTTCTGCGTCTAAAATAATATCCATATACTCAGGATATATTTGCATAGCTTGTTCGTCTGTAATGTATTTTACAACTAAAATATTAGCAGCATCCCTAGCATAAACATCTTTTGCATTAGGATCTATGTACACATCTAAAGGATTAACACCTTTAATGTAAACTTCTCCTTTACCCATATCAGCATCGGGATCTTGGTAAACATTCATTACTCCCATACCACCAACATAATAATCATCAATAACTTTTTTTAATTCTTCATCTCCTGATGATTGGTCCCAAACCCATGAAAACAAATCAGAAAAAACTTTGGCTGTATCTCTATCGGAATCTTCTCTTGCTGTTGAACGAAATTGAGGTGAGTTATACGTAAGTAAAGATTTTGCGGTTTCAACAATAGGATGGATTCTGTTTACAACAATAGGTGCTTGGCCACGTGATTCCAATACTTCACGTTCATCATTTGTCCATTGAGCACCTGCTCTAAACTCTAAAGACTCCTGGAACTTTACAGCCCAAGCTTCACGAGAGTTATCGTATTCATTTAACAACTCTAAAGACTCTTGTACTTCTTCATGGATTTCTCCATCTTCATACTCTATCTTGCCTTTTTCAAAACCAAATACATCAGACAATTTATCGTCTAGATTACTTCTTGACGCTTTTGTTCTTTTCTTTATTTGTTCTGGCATTTATAACCTTGTACCCTTTTGGTGTTTGAATCTTTGTTGTTTTATGTAAGATTTTATCAAATTGATCTAAATCAAATCGATATTTATTTATATCTATACGCATAACCTCTTTATTAACTTATAAGAATATTTGAATAAAAGTCAAGAACATTATAGAGTTTTCCAGCTTTTTCTGGTCAATAACCCAAATAATTTGTCTTTTTTAGCTGTAAAGCTTGATTCGTGTAAAGGTTTATAGCAATTTTTATTAGCATAAAAAAATCCATCTAACAAGTCATCATGTTTACCTCTAGGATATAATAACAACTCATCTATAAAGTTTTGCATAGTAGGTTGTATGTATACTTTATTGCTAGCAAACAAAGGTTGTAAACTTTCTAATCTATACGATTTACTCGTTCTAGGATTTTCTTTTATTTCAAGACCAGGTATAAACATACCCATTTCTTCTGCTTTTTCTTTAATGTATTGTCTTAACATTTCCTGATAGCCAACAGACTCAATTCTTGTCTTGGTACTCTTGTATGTTTTAAAATTATTAATAATAGCATCTGCCAAATCTAAAGGCGTTGCTCTTTTTCTATAATAGGGCAAACAAAATCTATTACCCTCTTCATCTACTGCAATATTAAATATCACAGAATAGTCTGCTGTTTTTTTTGTACTGGATGCAGGATCGACTCCTGTAAAAATGTTTACAGGTCGCCTCTCTTCTACTTCCTCACCATTTAGGTTCGTCAGGATGAGAGTTGACAATCCTTGTTCATTCTTTTCGATATAGCCGTCATAGTTCTGAATATACTCTTGTCTAAACAGTGCATCTTCATCTCCAACTATTTGACATAGGTACTCTCTATAAAATACAGATAGTCTATTAATACTTTCTAATTCTGCTTTTTTTTGTTTTAATTTATCAATTGGCCACACTTCATCCCATAGTGCTACGCCTTTTTCTAGGTCAGGTCTAAACTCTAATGTGTTCCAACCTTTCATTTCTTTCAAGGTTTCCACCATACAACGTTCATGCTGCGGAGTACCAATAACACATATTCTACCAGATAGCGGGTCAAGGGATGGAACACCAGATTGCAACAGCCAACGTAAATTATATTCCATAGCTTCTGCGGTTTTAGTATTATTTTCATCTTCTGGATCATCTAATATTAACAATGTTGGTCGTTGATTACCATGCTTAATACCACGTATCTGTTGTCCTGTACCTTTACAAATAATCAAACTACCATCTTTCAACTCTACTTCTGTATTAGTCCACTTCTTAGCAGACTGCATTCCCCAGTATCCAAAGAAATATCGAAATTCTGAATTTCGATAT